GATCATGGGCGTGGGTGGGACCGTCCGAGAACAGCTTAACACGTCGCTGGAGGAAGGCTACGAGGCGGGCGAGACGACGGCTGAGCTGGCGGCCCGCGTGCAAGACGTGTTCAAGGATCTGCGCGATGGCGAGGCGATGCGCGTGGCGCGCACGGAAACCAACCTGGCCTTCAATGCGGCGCGGCACTCGGCCTTCGCGGATGCCAGCGTGGAATACAAGGCATGGCTTTCGAGCCACGGGCCGCGCGTGCGGCCTGGGCACGCAGACGCGGAGGAGACCTACATCGATGCGCCGATTCCGCTGGATGATCCGTTCATCGTGGATCTGGACGGGGAGGGTGAGCAGATGCTGTATCCGGGAGATGATAGCCTGGGGGCGAGTCCAGGGAACATCATCAACTGCCAATGCATTCAGCTTGCGGCGCAGAAGACGGGCGAGGATGCGGAGAGCGAGACGTTCAATGTCCTTGGGCTGGGAGTGATGAGGTTCGGGAAAGCAGAAAGCAGAAAGCAGAAAGCAGAAGTGGGACACGGCTGCGCTAAGTGAAACGTGAAGGAAAGAACATGAAGGCACTGATTGAATTTGGCGAGCGGGTGGTAACACTGACTGGCGGGAAACCGGGGCTGCGAGGCGGGCTCAAGTGCGATGTGCGGACGGTGGACGGCTCAGCGCCAGTAATGGACTTCATCGCCACGGATGAGACGCTGGACCGCTATGATGAGCTGATCAAGCTGGATGGCTGGCAGCTCGATAACTTCCGCGCCAACCCGGTGATTCCCGACTGCCATGACTACTCGAGTATTGCGAAGATCCTCGGTCGGGCGGTGAGCATCGGCCCGGTGAATGGCAAGCTGGTGAACCGGGTGGAGTTCTGTTTGGACAATCCGATGGGCAGCCTGGCTTACAAGATGGCAAAGGGCGGGTTCATCACGTCACAGAGCGTGGGGTTCATTCCGATGGAATGGGTGAACGGCTCCGGCAAAGGCGAACCCTCGCGCACCTACAAAAAATGCGAGCTACTCGAAGTCTCGCTCGTGGTAGTGCCAGCGAACCCGGGGGCGACGATCGGCGCAGCGCTCAAGAGCGGGGCGCTCGAGCGCAAGGACCTCACCGAGTTGAAGGAGTTCCTGAAACAATTTTGCGGTGATGACGATTCGGCGGAAGCCGAAGCGGGGCAAGCGCATTGCCACGTTCAATTGCTGCAGCTCGCGCGTGGTTTTAACGACGTGTTAAAACGCGCTTAACCGGGTCAGAACGAGCCTGATTCACAAAACTCTGCAACCACAAAGAACGCAGAGATCGCAAAGAAAGAAGACTATGAAGAAATATAGAAACCTTACTGGGCTGTTGCTGGTGATCGCACTGGCGGTGGCGTTATTCGCTGTCGGAGTGCCGGGACCGCTATGCTTGGCGATGGTCGCCTGTTATCAGCTCGTGCAATTCGCCCGGAGCCGGGCGCCTGGCTTCTGCTTCACCGCGGCGCTGACGCCGGAACAGGTCACCGAGTTCAGCCGGCTGCTGGATGGCTTCAAGGATTACGAGGGCATGTTCAAGGCTCTACGTGAGATCGAGAAGCAGGAGGGCGGCTGGACGGCCATCAAGAACCTGCCTTCGTTGCTGAAGGCGGAACAGAAACGCGCCGACGAACTGCAGGGCGATGTGAAGAAGTTGCGCAAGCAGCTCGCTGCTGCGCCGCAGGCGGGGGTGCGATGGGTTGGCCGGGTGCCGTTTGTGACCGATGAATGCGCGAAGGCGCTGACGGCAACCTTTATCCTGGACGTGTCCCGCTTGAAGGACGGCCAGGCGCTGGAAGGGCTTATCCCGGAGCGCAGCCGACGCCAGCGGCTCCTGGATTACTCCGCCGAATGCCTGGGCATGGATCTGAAGAGCGCGATGGAGACGGTATCGAAGGCGGCGCTGGATGCCACCTCGACGCCGCTGCCGACGGTCTATGTCCCCCAGGTAATCGAGCTGGTATGGAAGTTTGGCCAGGCTCGCCAATACGCGACGGTGTATCCGCTGGGCGCTGGTTCAGTGAAACTGCCTCGCCTGAAGGCCGGCGAAGACGACTTCGGCTACCTGGGCGTCGGCACGGCCGGCATGTCGCAGACTACCGCGGAAAAGAAGGTCACGGCTGAGTTGGTCACCTTCACCGCCAACAAGTGCGGCGGTCTGATCCGGATCCCGACCGAGATCGAGGAAGACACGTTCATTCCCCTGGGGCAGTTCCTCGCCCGCTATATCGCGCGCCAGCTTGCCAAGGTGGAAGACAAGACGCTCTTCCTGGGTGATGGCACGGCGACCTATGCCAACCAGACGGGCGTCGGCCCCTATTGCGCGGCCAACCCCACCTACCTCAAGCAGCTTGGCGGGGGCAAGACCAAGCCGACTGACGCGACGATCAATGACTTCCGCGTGCTGCGCGCGAAGGTCAATGCCGCCGTGCTGGTGGATGATCCGGCCTACTACATGAATCCGACGTTGGAAGCGCTGCTGTGCACGTTCAACACCATCGGCCAGCCGCTGATCTACAAGCCGGCGACGGGTGGACAGCCGGCCACGCTGGACGGCTTCCCGATCCGCTGGGTGGGCGTGATGCAGCCGTATGCGGAAGCGGCTGCGGCCAGCACCTATCTGGCCATGTTCGGCGCCCTGTCCTACTGGTATCTCGGGGAGCGCGGAGCGCCGCGGATTGAAGTCAGCCGCGAAGTGTTCTTCGCGACCGACGAGCTGGCGATGCGGGCACTGGAACGCATCGACACCGAGGCGCTGGCGATTGACGCGATGTCTGCCCTGCAGACGGCGGCGGCCTAAACCGGAATTAACCTGATGCCCGGCCCGGGCCTTTGCAAGCAAACCCGGGACGGGCTGTTTTAAGAGAACATTATGGCAGAGAAAAACGGAAATATTTTCACGGTGGAGAGCGTTCGGCCCGAGCCGCTCGGGACGATCGAGCTCCAAACGGTTGTCCTGGCTCCGGCCAAGGGGAACAATGTATTCGGGAAAAACACGGCCGCGCGGATCGAGATCACGCGGCTGGAGCCCGAGATGGCCAAGGCGTTCAAAGTCGGCGAGGACGTAGCGGTCAAAATCGGTGGGTAGTTCGCCGGAAAGTAATAATAACGAAAACGGTAAACGACAGATAACTATCAAGAACATGAATAAACTTTTCTCAATTATTGTGGCCGCAGTGGTGGTGTGCCTGGCGATGCCAGCGCGCGCGCAATACACGGTGCCTACATTCGTCACGCTCGCTGCGAGCGGAACTACGACCTCGGTGGTTTACTTCGCGTCATCACCGGCGCAGCAGATTCGCGTCGTCCAAACCATCGCATCGAGCGACCTGGCGAGCGCGAATCTCCTCCTGAGCACGGGGGTGACGCCGCTGAGCATCACGAAGAGCAATGCGTCGGGGACCACGATCGACGTGGCCTACACGAATGGGTTCGCGGTGGGAGACCAGGTGGTGCTGGAGACGGCGGCTGGGGTAATTACGAACCAGGCCATCGCATCGTTTACGGGCAGCACGAATATCGTGTTTGCGAATAAGGTGCCGATCACGCGGATCGGGGATCAGATCTATCAGATGAGCACGGCGGTGAAGCTATGGACGGGGGTGTTCACGAACCGGGTGCTGTCGGGTGAGGCGATCTACGTGGGCAATAAAGGCAGGCCGGTGCAGGTGCTGCTGAATAGCACGTCGGCTGGGTCGCTGGATGCAATTACGGCGCGCTACGAGTAGGCGCGCCGCGTTGGGCACGGGTCGCCGGCAGCGGCTTGTTTGTTGGCCGCTGCCGGTTGGCTGGGCGTGAAACGTGAAACGTGAAGGGAAATATGCCGAGAGAATTTTTACCGAAGAACCGGAGGCGGGAACCGAATGCGAAGGCGGAACTGTTCCCCAGGACATCGGCGCGCGTTATGGCCGGTCCGCCCAGCGACCGGGCGATGTATCCCGAGGAGACGGGGAATCGGACGCAGGCGAAGCGGGCGCTCCGGGAGGTCGTGGAGCGGGGTGAGCGTGGAGCGTGGTGAGCGTGTGACGATATGAACTGCGGACTTGGTAATCTGGATACGTTGAAGCGGCACTTGTTGCCGAGCGCCACGATGGCGGGGGAGACGCGCTTTGACCAGGTCATTGCCGATATTGGCCAGGGGGTCGCTGATGACTTCGAGAATTTCTGCAACCGCAAGTTTGGCCGGGTTGAAGGCTGGCAGGATACTTTCCAGTGCGATCGCGCCAGCTTTGTGCTGTCGCGCTATCCGATCGAGGCGATCACGCAGGTTGAGTTGAAAGGCAGAGACGCGGACGGCTGGATCGTTCAGGACAGCTCCTACATCCAGTCCACCAGCCTGCTAGCGGGCCTGGTCTATCTGCCGGAGCCTCCGGACGCCGGGCCTT